AATTCTCCCAACGGTATTACATAATAATTTTTCATTCATACACTCCTGTCAATTTTACTTCACCATCCATCAACTCTCCCTGAACATCCACAAAATCTTCTACTCTGAGTTCTTTAGATTTAAGTATAGCATCCTCTAAAGATTCTGCTTCGATAATAATAGTAGTCGCTATTTTTAAATCTGCCATGACAGTAAACGAAGTTAATTTTTTCATTTTTATCTCCTATTAAAAATATCAGTGGGGACGACAGGACTTGAACCTGCATGACGCAATTTTACGGACTGCTGCCTATCCATTCGAGCCACATCCCCAATCATAGTTTTAATTCTCCATATTCAGGAACATGATATATATATACCCAATCTCCGTAAGGCACATTAGATTTATGGTATTCTTGTTTTTCAATACTTGCGCCTGTAGTATAATACACTTTTTTAACTCCAAACAGTTTTAATACTTCCTGACAATTATGACAAGGTTTACAATTCAGCACTTGATCTAATCTATTCGTTCTGTAAACATACAACGCAGTATTTTTCCAATTAGTATGTTTAGTTTCTAAAACACAATCTAGTTCTGCATGGATAAACCATTCAGCTTTAGGATGTGTCTTACCTACCTTATTAAACCCAATCGCTACAGGTTTGCCATTCTTGACTAACACCGCCCCTATCTTAATCCTATGTTCGCTTTTAATTGCAGCTAGTTTGGCAATCTCAAAAAATCTAATGTTCATGTTTGTTATACCTCAAATCTTGATGCCACAAAACTTTCCACCAACTTAATTTTTTTTCTTTAATCCAAATATTAGTATCGCTATGTGGATTAAGTAAGTAATATAAATTGATGAAAAACATTTTTACTTTCTCTCTATTTTTCATAGCAAATATAAACTATTACTCCCTTAGATTTGACTTTCACACAATCTTTATTTAGTATGTGTGGTTTGTGAGCGCAATTAATTAGTAACAAACTTACTGCGACCATTCCAACTAACATGCAGTACAGTTGTTTTCGCATTTTTCTTAGATACACTTTGTTCCTCTGCCACCGTTTTAGGACTGTGTTTATGTATAGATTTAATTATCTGCCCCAATTTTCTATGGTCTGATTTCTTTTTATCTCTACTCATTTACTTCTTTGAATGCCTCCAATAATTGTGCTGCCTTTCCCTTTATTGGTCTATCATCAATCAAATTACCATTTGCAATAGCATCTAATACAATTCCGCATCCTGCCCTGATATGTGCTAAATGATGAACCCCACTATCTGATGCTAAATCTTCTCCATCAAGATAAGCAAGCCAATGCCTCATTATAGCAGCCAGATAGATAGATAATTGTATTTGCCCTTCTCTCCAATTATAGGGGCCATACCCAGTAGTGCCATCTTTTCTTTTGGTCAAGTATGCTCCAAACTTCATGGCCATAGCTTCTTGAATGATGGCTACAGGAGGAATTAAATTAACAGGTACTTTTTTAACCCCCAATAAATCTTTTGGATTTTCAGACATAATGTCCCCCTGGCTCTTTGGAAGGCTTGTTTTCATCTAATGCCCCAGGAAAAAGTTTATCTATCTTCGCAAACAGTTTATCTATATCCAACATAAACCTTTGCTGATGAATTATAGGGTCTTTCTGTAGTCCACCGGACTTTTGAAGTATATTAATCAGTGTATCTAAGGCAGACAGTTCTTCAAAATCAAGAACAAAAACTGTAGGAGCCTGATCTGGTTTGTGAAATATAAACGCATACTTTTTATCTTCCAAAATTAATTCTAACTGTCTCATTATATTAACCTCGCAAATTCATCCAGAAGTTTTTGGTTTTCTGCTAGATTCAATTCTATCTTCTCCCTAATTCTTTTCACGATATGTAAATTAGTCTTTAATTTTTCTTCCATTTCTTGTATTTGTTTTAATTGTGGCTCAACCATGACATCGTTTTCCTCTTTTTCCACTTTAATTATTTCTGGTACTTCTGTGATTGTATCTTCTGTTTTATTCCAAGAGTGTTGAACACCATTCAAATGACAGCAGTTGCCAGCATCACCAAATTTGTGTTCACAACACCTTTCTGCGTGAATACCTGTATGAAAGTGGGGTTTCCCTTTTGTAGTTTTAAGTTGATCGTATCTATCCATTTTTACCTCTTATGCCCAAAACTCCACAATATAATCACATGCTGTTTTTAGATCATCAAAAATCCGAACTGACATAGCAATAAGCCAAGGGTGATTGATAATCCTATTATCTGTAGATACAATAACAACTGGCTTACCCAAATTCCACGCATACATGACTTCCATGACAGTACCAATAGGCAATTTGTTACCAATGAGATTGAAATTAACAAGTATAATATCAGCATTTTTTACGTCCTTTAGATCACGAAGTACGATCTCATTCGGAGTAAATATTTTAGGGTCATAAATTGCTTTCTTGCGACAAGGATCAATTGTTTCTATAAATTTATAATTTTCTAATTTAGTTACAGATTCCACAAACCCAATACTTCTTTCATTCCATGATCTAAAATAAAAATCTACTTCATTCCTCCATCCGTCAGTTGCTTCTCTATCTTCGGGAGTATTTTGTGTATATATTGGCCCACTAAGATAAACTTTCATTCCGCATACCTTTCTTCTAATTTCTTTAAATTATTCTTGGCTATATCATCCAAACTTAGATTAAATCTGGCAGCTAATTGTGCTAGATACCACAAAACATCTCCTAACTCCCCTTCTATCTTCTTCTTATCTTCTTCTGTTACTATTCTCCTATCTCTAACTATCTTTTTTATAATCTCCAATACTTCTCCGGTTTCTCCTGATAGGCCAAGAGCAGGATACAAAAAAGTATATATCGGAGAAGAAGGTTCTTCTAAGTATCGTTGAATTATAGTAAAATCAGGATACTTTGCTGTTTTTTCTGTCTCATTTTGATATTCATTAAAGTTCATCAGAATGTTTTCCTTAATTTATACTTACCATTATATAATACTAATTCCCATCCTTCCAATATCCAATCCTTGATTATGATTAAGTTATTCTCCATCCCTTACCTCTTGTCTAAGTTTATCCAATCTATTTAACCATCCTTTGAGAAACACTTTCTGACCTGGATTTGTTTTGACTATAGCTTTATAAAACTCATATCGTTTTTGTAAATATAACATCACTAATGCTCTTTCTCCCTGATATTTTATATCACGTTCTATGGCAGCTTTTGTTTTAGGCCCAATCTTTCCATCAGGGAAAACACAAACAACAGCTTGAAGTAATTTTATTGCCCTGGGGACACCATGATTAACTGCTGAATCAAAGTGAACCAACGAGAGTTTATCAGGCAAAAGGTTAGCACCTGACGGTTCCCAGTAATCTCTAAGATAAATGGTTCTCGCATCTTCTTTTGTGAGAATGGGGATATCAAGATTTGGGTATTGATTTTTAGATATACCCCATTTAGTTTCGCCTCCCTTGTCTTTAGGGTGATTTGCATACCCACCTTCCTCTCCTATAGTGAACGCAAAACATTTTTCAAAACTCATTATTATTAACACCCCTATGATTAGTATTAATATTTTAAACTTCACCTATCAACTCATTTACATCTTCTATAATTTCTTCCATATCATGATGCGGAATGTCTTCATAATCTATAAAATTCTGTAGCGTATCTCTCCATTTTTCTAGTAATTCAGAATCAATTAGTATGTCCATTTTTATTTCCTAATAATTTAGCAGGAGGATTGTGTAAATACCTTCTGACATTATCTATATTGTGTATATCATTTTTAGCTACATAGAATCTGTTACACCGCCAACAAAGCAATCCTCTGACAGATTCTTTTCCTTTTAAAGAATGATCGTGGTCGATATTTAATTTTCTTTCATCAAAAGATGTGTTACATACAGCACATTTATTATTTTGAAGTTTAAGCAATTTATCAAAAAAAACTCTATCTATTCCATACAATTTGGCGATACGATTGTTAAATCCTTTATCACTCTTACTCCAATTTTTCAAAACGTCCTTCCTTCTTTCGTGAAGTTCGTTATTTTCCGAATGTACCCTTTTTTTATATTCTCTCCATTTGCGCCTTTGTTCGTTTGTATAGATTACTTTACCTTTATTTAGTCTCCAATTTTTTGGCATTGTCCCATACCAACTCCCTTATATTTTCTTCCATTTCGATTGGATCACCAAAACAATATTTATTTCTATAAGTACAACTATTACAAAACTTTTTGTATTCTACAGACTTTTCATCTAATGGTGGTGGCAACCATTTCCTGTTATATGCTTCTCTTATATTATCCCACCAATCATTTACTTCTTTCAATAAAGCATCTGTTACATTTACTCTAAATACTTTCAATATGGCAGATTCTTTAGAGATATATGATATCACTAATTTATCTACCCTGTACTTTTTATTTTTAATCCAATATGTCAACGCTTGAAATACATGGTGGTGATCTGGTTTCTTTGCCTTCAATATCTTGGCCCATATACCACCATCTGTAACGGTTTTTAGTTCATTTAATTCATTAAGACCATTATCATCTCTCAGTATAAAATCAAACTTTGCTCCAATGTCATCTTCATATTTACCTACATATTCTTCTGCTGCGACTAACCTACCACTTACTGTCCTTAGAAGATTTACTATAGCGTCATGGAAAATTTCTCCAATCCAAAAAACACGCTTAGTTCTTGGGTCAATATCATCTTCCTTAGCATTAATCCTGTTTAATATGGTAGCTCTTTTACAAAATCCAGCATTAGAAGCAGCAAACTTTACTTTATTTTTTCTCCTGGCTTTTCTTGCTTCATACCTTAAATTAATAGCTTCATCTAATATTTGTTCCAATAATGACCAATATTTAGGCATTAAGCATCCTTTTCCTTCCTTTAATATTGGGCCAGATTTAGGGAGATCAATCCCTCAGTATCCTATCAATACCAACCCTGGCCCCTAATTTACTATCATATGTGAAGTTCCTAGCTTCAACTAGGCATTATGACAGTAGATAGGATTTGTCCAATTCTTAGAACGGTATATCTTCCGTTGCTTCTGGATTTGGGTTTAATACTTCTTCTACCTTTGCAGCATCTTCCTGATTTACCACTTCTACTTTCCCTGTAGAAATATATCTAAATAAATGGTCTGCTAATGCTACGGTCTTGGATAGAAGAACATCCAAACTTGTAACCTTCTTGGATGCTGGATGATTATAATACCCTAGAACAAGATCGCCAGCAACCTTTAACGCTTCACGCCTATCAACTGAGCTATAATCAGCACTACCAGTTGATTTGGTTACAGTAGTGGCAACCGGAGCAGGAGAAGTAGCAGGAGCAGAAGCAATCTTGGTTAAAGAGTCTAAGTTATTATATCCCTTCTCATTCTTGTGAGAAGTGAATTCTACCGTATCCTTTTCGGCTACACCTGACGCTACGAGCAACTTATTATCAAATCCTAGTGAATACCACGCACCAGAAATTAAGAGTGAATAAGCTGTCCTGGGGCCATTAGCTAATTGTACTACCTTCTGATTAATTTTCTCTACTATTCCTTGCATTGATTTCCCCTCTCTTTGTGATTTTATTAACCGCATCCCATTGATAAAAACATTCCAGTTATACAAATATCCGTTAGCGTGATAGAATCCTTTCTCATACATTAACTGGCAGCAACTTTAAAAAACAACTTCAAACTGGATTGCACAAACATATACCGCTTCAATAATAGATTGTAATGGTTCCTGAGATTTGTCTGTTCACGTTCCAATTGACGTAACCTCTTTTTTAAGAAACTCCTACTCGCTTGCGACATTGTTCCCTCCTTTAGACTATATATTAATTATACCATACACAAACCCCCAAAGTCAAGTTTTTCGACATATTTTTTGTAATTCTGAAAGATTATTAAAACTTTCTCTTAATCCATTGAGGTAAACTCTTCCAACAAGAGTGTCCATATCCCTAAAACTCCCTGAACCATCAGGATATATTACCAAAGCAATATTAAAACATGGGTATTTCTTTCGATATTTAACAATTAAATTAAGTAATTTTTTCCATGTCATATAAATTTCTCCCTATCTTATGTTCAGCATTGTACCTTACCTTTAATTCTACTCCAAAAAATCTGTGAAAGTGTTCGGAGAAGTTACCATACTCCTTCTTAACTATCTGAATAACTTCATCTTTTTCCTCTGGATGTACATCAATAGTGAGATCATCATGACAATCCAAGCACACATGGCTCTGATATCCTTGCAACTTCTCCGATAACACGATTGTCATAATCTTGTTATATCTGTGCCTATCCCTTGAATTGGAGCATTCAGTCCTTCATTATAATTATCAGTATGCCTACCTCTATGGGTGTAAGGATGCTCTACATAATGTTCATTTATAATTCTGGCCCCTATTATTCCGAATAGTTCTGATAATTCTGGATATCTGATAACAGTTAAATCATGTACAAATTCCTTCGCCTGGGGCCATGTGAACCCATACTCCTGTACTAAGGTGTAGCCTCTGCCACCAAATATCGTACTAAAATTTGCATTCTTGGCCCTAGTTCTATCCGGTAAGAATTTAAATTTCTTTAATGTAGCGTCATGAATATCATACCCTGACATAAGATCATCTGCCAGCTTGTGCTTTCCTGTTACAATCCAGACTAACTCTGCTTGAAGTAATGCTTCCAACCTTGACCAGTCATTTGATAACAAGTATCCGTCAGGAAATTTTGAAACTATGCACTTTTTAAATTCACTCGTTTCTTTTCTTGGCATCACCTGAATAAAATGTTCACTTAACCTACCAGTAAGAGTAGAGATAAGAGAATAATCAGGGTAATAATATCCCTCGTAAAGCCTCGATCTGAACCCTTCATTATATGTTCCTATTTGTTTTGTACATGCTCTCAATATTAAAACCAACTCTGCTTCTTTTGATTCTTGATTTTCAGCCAAATCTTTTAATACAAGTTCATTTAATTTTATGTTCTTTTTTTCTGTTAATGGGACTTTAAAATATTTATGGAAATATTCCTTAACGGGCTTCGATGTATCACTATCCCAATCTAACTTGGTGGAATAATTTCTCAGTTCTTCGAGAGTTTTTATTCTCTTGGCTGTCCATATCGCTCCCTGTCTATCTAATTCATCGACATCTATTTTTATCCCTCTCATTTCGAGTGTGGTTAGATGCTTCACATACTCCATCATCATTTGAAATAGTGCCCACTTCCCAGTTCTTTTTAATGCTGGCTCTGTTAAATTCTTTAACTGTTTTGTGAATATTAAATCGTGTTTGTTATAAAGTTTTAACCATCCGATGTCATTCCAATATTCTTCTCTTTCAAAATCTATCATCTTCTTGTAATTAGGATACTGATATAATAACTTTGCCAAATTTTCCAGTTTATAACCATGACTATCTAAATCTTCCCTGAGAATATGTACCGCTACCTGGGTGTCATAAAAATTATCTGATAAACTATAACCTTGTTTTAATAAACATTTAAGATCAAATTTAATATTGTGTCCTATAAATGTTACTGGGTGATCAGTCGTTACGGTTACATCACAAGGCCCTTGATACAAAAAATTATCTTCGGGATCATAAAACCCATTAAACAATACTTTAAAATCAGGGTGATGATGATCTACGCCGATGGTTTCGCAATCGAGTGTAATCACCATATTAATCCTTGAAGGGGTCAATAATTCTTACTCTATATGTTCTGAAGTCTATCTTTTCAAATTCTTTCAATACAGGATCAGCCCAACAAGTAGATTTTTCTACAAATTTATGCCCAAACATTTGTACCAATTCCTTAATATCTTCTTCCTTCGGGGTGAATGTCCCTTCTTGTTCTCCTGTCGTACTGTTCCAATAATTTTTTACTGTAACAAAATATTCATACACCGAATCAGCATATGCTCTTGGCTGGCCTGATCTTAGTGTTTCTATTTCTATAATTATTTTACTCATTTCCAATAAAATCTCCCTTTTAATGTCTCACAATAAACTGCCCCTAATTCTTTTTCGACTGTGCCCCAACCTCCACGTTCGGCATCACCATTATTATATAGAAAAAATCTCCCTATCCAAAAACCATATTCGTTGTTATAAAATAATCTGTATAGATTATTATTTGTTTTATAATAATATCCTTCATAAACATCAAAGCGTCTGTACGTTAACCAAGATTCTTTCACAAATTCCCAACAATATAACCATCTGCCAAGTGGAAAATCTTTGCAAGCCACAATATATGGCTCATGTCTATCTACGGTGTAAAACTTTCTTTTTTTCCCTGTCAAGTAAACTTTTATACTATCCATTGAATACTCCCTTTTCCCAATCAATAGTAAATTGTTTGAATAATTGTCTAGCCCTTCTCTTATTTTTCATCCCAGTTACCCATACAGTTTTTTCATCTTTGTCCCTCACCATCCCGATACAAAGATTAATCACCATTAATTTAAACATCTTTGCCTCTGCTATTCTGTGTGTTCGCATCTTATAACACCAGGGTTCCTTACTATCAGAATAATCTTTGAAGGTGATAGTAACATGATCTAAAACCATAACATGACAATCATTCTGCCTTGCAAGATTACCTAACTTCATCATCGTGTCTCTAAGTTCAAACCTGTTTTCATTCAATCCTCTTGATGATGGTATCCTGGCAAAGTAATCCACAATCACTAGCCCTGGTTTTATTTCTTTGATCTTTTTTTCTATTGTCTCTACGCTAACCGGATGGGATGTAGCATCTAGTAAAAAAACATCTGTTAAAGATTCTTCTGGATTAATGTTATGTCCATCATATCTTTCTTTCACCGATTTTAATTCATCTTCATAAAAGACATGCAATACATTATATCCATTCCTGACTGCATTAGCTCCGATTTGACAAGCAATAGTTGATTTACCTGTCTCTTGTTCTGCTACGAATAAACTTAGCTCTTTTAATCCTAATCCACCATCGAAGTATTGATCTAAACTTTTTATGCCTGTAGGGATAACTTCCACTGGTGGAAATTCTATCTTTTTAATCTCAGAATATTTATGAATATTGGCATGGGGGGATGGATTTGAACCATCATCCTGTCGTTTTGGAGACGACTGCTCTACGTTTGGAGCTACCCCCACTCGATCTTGTGGTTCATACTTTGATATACTTTCTGCTATTGTTCTCACTTCATATTGTTCCAATGGTGGATTACATTTATCTTGATTTTCTTGATCTATTGCTTTATAGATTGCTTCAAAACCAAACCCTCTATTTCGCATAGTGCCTGCTAGTGAAGTAAGATAATTATTTCTTTGGCCTTCTTTTACCATATCTAAATTTATAATATTGTGGCCGTGAAAATCTTCATACTCTTTGTGCTGCAACTTTTCATATAATTCTTTTGGAAATTCTGCTAGTGGGCATTCCATAGGTGGTACAATCCATTCGTAAGGTTTATGGGTGTCTGGATGAATAGATGGGGGAGCAACTACATACCCATTATTTGATCGAATATCAATCCCAGGCCCTAGTTTTGCTACAGAATTTCTAACTCCTTCTAGGTATTTAAAATAATAGTGCCATCCTTTGCCTGTTCTTGTGAATGGAGTTATACTCTCGAATATTGTTTTTTCCACCACACTATCATCAAAAATTTCGTGGTCAACATCCACTACAATTATTCCAGATACCTCCCCTGTTTGAATTCCTATATTCCCGTTATAAGTAATCGGGGTGTCCCATACCCTATTTTGCCAGTCTTTTAAAAATGGTATCTTCTCTTTGAGTGGTATTAATTTCCATCCGAGTTTTTTGTATTGCTCAATATAGTTTTCCAACATCATCACTCTCCTGGCGTGATGGGGTCATCATTCCTCACAAATAACTCTCTTAGAGTGTCATAAACTACCCCTGGTACACAATGCCAGAAAAATTTATACCATAATTGCGCCTGAATTTCATGGTTCGCTGGCAATTTTACTTGATGCCCAACAAATTGAAAATCATGTCGCTGTTTCGCTGCCTTGAAATATCTAAGTCTTAGCATTGTTTTTCTCCAAATGATCTTTATAATTTTGTGGTATTCTACTTGTTACCATCCTTGTTATTTGTTTCCAAAAATGATCGAACAAGTCTTGTTTAATATCTTGTTCACACTCAGTATAAATATCTTGATTAACAATCCCTATCAATGGGCCTATGTCTTTTAATTCGCCTGTCCATCTGCCATCCTCTTTCAATCTACTTATTGCCTTTACCAATCTGGCATCGTTGTAATAACTGTCTGCTATCTGTTTTTCTATAGGTTCTCCAGGTAATCCCTTCGTGCTTACTCTGTGCTGTTCTTTAAATTCCGGTGCTACATATTTACAAAATAACAATTCACCATGCGAAGTTAATTCTGTATAATTTTTTATTGCTATCCCCTCAATTTTACCACCTAACATCGAAGGAGTTTTTAAAATACTATCCATCCATTCTTTAATTGGCATGGGCAATCTACTGAGCGAAGTATTTTCTTGTGGTGTAAACAATACTTTTATCGGATTTAAATGTTCATACATAAAATCATCCGATCCAAACCAGTTCCTAAAAAAACTATTCCATTCGTTTCTTGGTAAAAATTTTCTATTCCCAAATTCATCTGTGTAACTTACATCAAACAGAATAAATGGACAAGTCTTTTCATACTTTAAAACATTATGGTTATTGCTAAATTCTCCCCACAGTGCAGAACCTAAAGGAAGGCAGGATAGATCGAATTCACTACATCTAACCCAATTAACAAATTTGCTAAACATTCCTACATCACCTGGAGATTGGTGTGATAACCATTTTGATCTGGACGCTAATTTTATTCCTTCTTCCGTCCGATGGATAGATACGTTAGACCCATCAATCTTTTCTGATATCTCTACAGGCAATTCAAAGATTCTCTCAAATCCTTTACTGCCTATGTTATAAACTTTTGGATAAGGTTTAAAAGTCATTTAAAAAAACCCCACTATTTTAACTTCTACTACGTTGGACACAATAGGGTTTACTGATAATCTTCCCCCAGTGTTAGCTCTTATCGTAATCACACCATTCTTTCCTCTGATTACTTCTAATTCTTTCATTCCCCACCTGAAATGTACTTTATTATTAGGCGAATCACAATGAATAATTCTAGGTCTAGGTTCATATGGTTTTAACATAAAATTCCTCTCTTTCTATATTATAATTATACCATATCAAAACACTGAAAGTCAAGTTTTTGAGGCTATTTCAGATATTTATTTTTGTACATTTTTGTACACCTCTCTCGAACCTCTCTCTTGACCAATATAAAAAATCTATCTATCATATATATTTGTAATAGTATTATATATACTAATACTAAAAACACTATAGTATTAATATATAAATATATCTTGAGTTGTTCCTTTATTATATTATACATATTATTTATATGGCCTTGTTAAATAATATACACTACCATAATATATAATAAAGAATACAATAATTAATATTATAATCATTTAAAACTCATATTTATTTATGTCTATAGTGCTTATTGTAGCATTCATCTTTGCTACAAACGGTGCTACAATTTTATGTAGCAAGCTATGTAGTCCTTCTTCGAGTAATTCTTCTCTTGTGGTTTTGTATATCACTACCAAAGTAGGATGATATAAAAACCACCCACACTGAACGCACTCGATAGTATAAACCTTTCCTTGTCTAGTTTTAAGCCAATACGGAGGCTTTAAAAAACCTTCGCACTTAGGGCAATTATCTTCCATCGTGCTTCTCCCTATCTTCTATCGGTGATAAAACTGTACTCCATGTTCTATCACATAAATTTAATTCCCATATTCTACCATATTGATCCAAAGCGAAAAGAACATTTTTACTCACCGTTATTTGCCAAAATTTAATTGTCATCTTCCTGTACCGTGCCTTCTTTCTTTTGATGTCTTATATTTCCCTTGTACATCTTTTTTTTGTCGTAAATCAAGTTTAGTGTATGCAGTATAACTGATGCCATACTCTTTACTCAACCATTCCCTGAAATAAAATTTTGTTCCTTCCTTTTTTGTCATTTTATCCTCCTTTTAAATTCATATCCATACGAACATCCACTACAAGTAAACGATACAGGTTTTTGATCCTCAAAGTGGATATCAAATTCTGGTGAATCACACACAAAACAACAATTAGGTAAAGTAATTTTCATCTTATCCCCCATTCAGGTGCGACATCCACCAAGTAAAATTTCCCCTTAGAATAAATTGTGTTAGAAGGTCTCCCCCCTGTACAACTGTTAAACTGCATATCTCTGAAATATATTCCATCTAATTTTTTTTCTATCTCATCCATAATATCATCCATTTTATCTGTCTCCGGTACAGGCTCCGGTTTTATATATTCGTGGTATGTTACTATCTCGTCATTTCTCCTTTTCTCATACCCAACAAACTCAGGCGTGGTTACATACTTTCTCAGCTTTACAGGTATTTTTTTCTTTGCTATTTTTTCTGTTATCCTTATTCTATCAACTATAGATTCTACGGTATAATCCCCGAAAACATTACCGAACCATCTTTTCTCGATTAAATTTTTACCTATTCTGTAAACGTACCCTTCGCACTCCCCACCTATATATCTTGGAGTTTTATACAGCCCTTTGATTGGTTTTCTCATGTCATTACCATTATTATAATACCTATCGCCAATCCTGTCAAGAAAACTTTTAAATCCCACAAGAAATATTTGTAATGTCTTTTGTGGTGTCTCATACTAATATCCCAGTCCCATCCTGATTAATATAAAACACACTCTCTTGGCACAATGCAGATTTGAAATAAAGTAACAATACCTCAATCTCTTGAGACAATAATCTATCGCTTGCTATTTCAAAAACCCATACCGGCTCGATAAAAACTTTATCCTTTGTTCTAAAATATCCTTCTCCATCATACACCGTGAACCCATCCGATAGATGAAATATCTCACTCACTACCCATTCTTTATTGACTGGCTCACCATCGTTTAATTTTTGTGGTATGAAGATTTTGTATATCACTTTTTATCCTTTCTGGAAAACATCATTCCACAGTTTTCACACCTGAACCATAATAGTTTTCCGAGTTGCCCTAAAAAATTTAATGCTCCACTACACAACCGACATGGTTTCATTCTATCCTCCTTTCCCATTCCGTTTTGATAAGAGACCTATCCTCTCCGATCCGCTTCAAAGTCTCCATAGGTTTTATGTTAGCATCTTTTACTATCTTTGTCAAGATGTCCCTGTAGGTCTCCATCTTTTGTCTGTTGTTTTTTCTCTTACCCATTTAAATCCTGCTTTGCTTTAATCCACAGTGTCAAGAAGGTTTCATCGTGATCCGGTTTTAACTCAAGAAGTAACTCAATAACTCTGCTCAATAGACTGTGGTATTGACTGATCCTTTCTACTATATCCTGTGTTTTATTCCCTGTTTCTGGTATTGCTGTTGATGGGTTCGGAGTCTTAAATACATCGTCCACCGTTATATTATCCTTATTCAAGTCTTTCTTCTCAACTGAGGGCAACTTGGTGGCCTTTACGGGACTATCCTGACTGACTACCTTCCCCTTCTTTAGTGAATTACAATACCCACAAAGTTTTAAATCAGTATTCACCTTCACTCCTGCCCTAAAAACTGATTCATTACATTTCTTGCATACGAAAAGCAAAGTTTTATTTCTCATTCTGTTTTATCCTCTCTTTATACCATATCACAAAACAAACTGGGCATTGAAGCCTTACTGTCAGTTCTGAGAAATGATATTCTATAGGTTTGACCATGTTATGACAACCTGTACATTTCTCTTTCATTTATTTCCTCATTGTGTCTTGTTTTACTTTGATACTATCGAGCAATAATGATAAACTTTTTAGTGCCTCGATCAATTCTCTCTCAGTAATTGAGGGGAGATACGCTTGTTTTAATACCCTTGTCAATATCTCTTGTGCCTGTTTAAGTCTGAATAACTCAACGTGCGTGAATTTCATTAAGACTCACTCCATTCAACATAGGCAGTCAAATCTCTGTACAAATCACTTGACGTACCACCTGGATTAAATTCCGCCCCTGCAAAGTCATCCGCTTCTTTTTTGCTTAAATTCCCCAATAGCTGTACAAGAAATTTCAATTCAGTGTAGTTAAATTCGACTGTGTATTTTGCATTTACTTTTGCCATTGTTTTATCCTTTCCTTAGAGATTGACTTTCTGTTACCATCTTATTATACACTATCCTTGACAATCTGTCAAGCGGAGTGATCTTATCAGATAACTTGATCTTACTTTCGATCAACTTGAACGCTTCTTTTCTCGATAGATTTTGGAAATCTGTTAGTTTCATTAATCCCTTCCTTTCAGGCATATATCACATAATTGTGATAGGTGTTTAAAATACTCGAAAGTGTACCACGTCCCACAATAGGGACATTTTAATTCCCAATCGAGAAAGTCTATTACTCTTGTGAAAAAACTGCTATCACACAAGAATGACCATGTTCTATTATCTTTCCCTTTGCCCATACTATAATCATTTATAGTATGTTCTAATAGAAAATCCCCTGGCTTGCTCCATCTTTCCCTTGCTATTCCTTGAAATACTCTGCACTCTTCCCCAGTTTTTTTGTTAAATACTTTTAAACCTACTTCCTTGTACATTTTATCCTCTTTCTATCAGATTAGCTCTGACTAGTCTGTTTAATTCCTTCTCTTGAATTATATCATGAGAGTTATGTCTTGTCAAGGTGAATGTCAAGGATTGATACTTAACCATGACATGCGAACCTTTGCAATATCTAATTTCACAACCACGATTGACAAGCAATTTTTCAAGATCACGGTATCGCATTCAATCCCCTATGGTTTTCTCTGGATATCTTTGATAATCCATCTTCGATTATTCTGTTTAGAATGTTTCATAAATTCATCCCAAGTACAAGGCTTGTCTGCGTTCGGATTGTATATCAATCCATCTTCAAATGCTATAGCGTGGTTCCCGTACATATCACCCACTATTATTATTCCCTTGCCTGAGAGATCAATCGGACAATTATCATCGGACGGAAGTATACTCTGCCTATTTATAAATCTCTTAGTGTCATACCATACTGCAAGGGAAGATATCAGTTGATGTTGCCAATTGCTGATGGCTATGGTTTTATATTTATTCTGTTGTGTAGGATAGTATCTTGACCAATGTTTATAGTTAAGACTTTCCACCATACATACCGCAGCTAACCAACATTGATTAGGTTTTTGTTTGATATGTTTCATTAGCTTACCTTGTCGATTAAACCGTTTTTAACTGTTATTGTAGCGTACCACGATCTTTTTGTAAATGGGCATGGCCCGACTACACAATACTTTCCATCCCCTTTATATTCCGCTCCAAACATACTTGTTTCAATAAAACTAGGTTCCTTCCCGATTGCTTGCTTCAATTCTTTTTTTGTTTTAAAACCGTATATTCCCATCATGGTATTTACTCCTATGTTATATTGTTATGTTATCTTACTTGGAAAGTTTACCGTACCCAGTATCTTCTAGATATTGATAATAGTCCCAAACATTCCCGTATTTTTTCTCTTCATCGATCAATTCTGCGATCTCTTTTTGGCAATCCAAACATAGCAAGATATAACTATCTTGCATTTCTTTTAATTTTTTGCAGTTTATACACTTGCATTTCATGATGTTTAACTCCTATCATTATATTGTTATCTTATCGTACCACAAAACCACTAATATCTTTTTTAGCTTTACCTTTGGGTTTTAATCCTATCACACTAGATGGACTATCTAAAAACCTTAAATCGTTATCATCGCCACTAACCACAGTATATCCATGCCATTTATTAGGCATACTTTCAAACAATACTGCTACACTTCCACCACAAGATAATACTTCAAGACATTGGATATCATTTAATTCTGATCTTGAAAAGGTAAGATGGTAATTTTTAGGTAACAAGCCTGATAGAAATTTTATCATCATACTCAGGCTTTTTGTATAATCATAGAATTGGATATTGTGGAATTGCTCGAATATGTTAAAGATCGTCCAATTTAAATCTGACGTTCCATTTAATCTTACCACAGGAATAAAACCTTTTTTTCTAGCATACTTCTCAAAGTTTTTAATCTCTCTTTTCAACTGAGATATAAAACTTTCTCTATCGTTAAAGAAGTATTCAGTTTTTCTTTTTCTAGCATTCTGAATACTGTTAAATTGACCCCTGCCAGCAGTATTCAAGCAAGTAGAAACACACCCAGGACTAGCGTATGGGCATACATTATGCCCACTAGTGTTACTTGGCGATAAATACAGGATTGCTGTCATATACCCCTGTTTTTGGCCCTTAACGGTTTTATAATTCTTGTCAATGTTTAATAACTTCATTATATACCTCTCTCGTGTAAGTTAGCTGCAATTTCACTATCAAAACTTTCAATTAAATCTATACATTCTAGGCAAAATAAATCACTATCAGAATATGTTATGTTAGTTATTTTAAAATCTTTTCCGCACCTATCACAAATTAGGGCTTTCATTTTTTTATACTCTCTTGTTATATACCTTTTTCTATTTGTTTCCTAACATACTCTCTAAACTTATCTTCACTAAATCTTGTGTTATCCTGAGCAAGTGTATTGATTAATTTATCGTAAACTGATGAGACTCCATCCAATTCTGTTTCATTTTTGACATCCAGAATACTTTCAGCAATTACGTTTGCCAATTTTATGTAGTCTTTTCTCGTCATTTTATTCTCCTATTTAGTTTATCCTATCACAAGGTTTTAAATTTGTCAAGCAATTTCAATTCCGATTTTTAGGACATTCAATATCGTGTACTTCTTTTAGGTAAATTTCTAATGCACTATCCAACGTAATATTCTTGTTTAGACTCAGAATACATATATAGTCGAATTCTTGTTGTGTTAGGTGCATTTTTATTTACTCCTATTGTTTATGGTTAGTGTCATTTAATAGGTTTAATATGCAATAGCTATGCCATGCCTATTATTTGCATAAATATATGATTTAATTACTGTACAATAAATGACACACTATGTAAATATGTAACCAATTCCACAATATCATGACAATAATTGACACAATAAGACTTGATAGGACAAGTGTACATTATTGTACACTATAGCATATTACTATAGCATAGTATAATGTATAACATAATGCTATATACAATATATAGGGCTTGCTATAATATGTTACATACTATATATAGTATAGTATAGCTGTTGATATCCTGTTGATATGCTGTGATTATCCTGTGATTATCTTGTGGATATCCTGTGAATAAACCTGTTGATATCCTGTGGATAACCTGTGTATAACTTTGCCCTTACCCAAGCCACCCCACCCCAGGCCAGGGGGAAGGGTGGTCAGATGGGGACTGAATTTTCGCATACTTTTGCATAGAACCCTATCCCACAGGGTTGTGGTAGAATATATTTTCAATAACCCTCCTTTTTTGGTCAATAAACTTGACTTTGGCACTTTCAATATGATATAATTATAGTATACACTTCAATCATACCTTCATCATCTTCATTAAATCTGAATTATATATTATAATAATATAATATATAAAACCTCCTATAATAATAACAATGAATATAATATTAAAGACTATAACTTATTTTAATAATAAAATAAACAAAAAACTCACTTATATATATAATAATATTTATACTTTTGATTTGGTGGATTTATTATTATATATTGTATTGATTATATTATTCTTTCCTGTATTATATTTATTTACAGGAATTCTTACATTAATTAAATTCATTTATAAATATTAATATTCATTGGCAGGAGTTGGTTGTGCATAGGATATTATTTGATGTCCCATACGAAATAATTAAATCTTTTGAATCAAGAATATTAATTACTAAAATAAAAAAAGATTTTACTATATTACAATTGTTTAATGAATTGATTAAAGTAATTAAATCCAAACCTATTATCCTGATTGAAAAACTGGGGGGGATTTGTGGTACGAATTGGGAAGAGGAAGGCCCCCACAGAGAAGATATTATTAAAATTGATCCAAGACTTCGCTTGGCAGAACTCCCAGGGGTTTTAATACATGAGTTATTTCATACTCTATTCCCTCAACTTCATGAGAATGAAGTATTATCTCTGGAATTTATGTTTGTGAAAAAAGCTAAGAAATGGCAAATAAATAAGATTGTAAACCTTTCGGTGCAGTATTGTAAACTTGATTTTCGGTTTTATATTAAAAGGGTTCATGTAAAAAATATTCTAAAGAGGAAATAATGGGTGGGTTTAACGATCCTGAAACTAATAAGAAGGCCCAAGAAAAAAGTTTGGCCACTAGACGTGCAAAGAAAAATACTCAGTTGATGAAACTGTTTGATGATGATATCCCTCCTACTCCTGTAGATCAATTGAGTGCTGAATCATTCAAGGAGTTACTTCCAGGGTTTCAGCCTTCTTTAGCACAACTGAAAATACTTGCTGTGGCCCTCAGTTTAGAACATGGTGATTCGATAAGAGGATGGTTTAAAGCTGCTGAACTGAATAGGAATGATTGGTATATATGGATTAGGAATCCAGATTTTACAACATGGTGGAATAAAAGTTTTAATAAGGGGATAGAACAATATCGTGGTGAGTGGGTTGCGATTGGACTCCGTAGGATGAACTCGAATGACCCTGACAGATTCAATTATTGGAAAGCTGTAGGAGAGAAAATATTCGGGTTTATCACAGAGTTGAAAGTTAAGCAAGATAAAAGTCCAGAGGAAGAACAACTTACTAAGGAATTATTAGAGTTAGTTAAAGATGTGAATATGGAAAGAAATATGAAACAAGTTGATGGAGAAGTTATTGATATAGTGATACCGAAGGAGATTGAAAATAATGGTGTTAGCTAAAAATGTAACTGCTGATGATGCACAAGTTTCTACGGTAGGAAGTCTTTGGGGATATTCGGTAAGAAAAAATATTGCCTTTTATATTACTCTTAGAAGCGGGAGTGTTTCTGGTAGTATTCTGGCGCATATAGAAGCTACTGGTGCTGGTGGAGAATCTACTGTATTTTTTAATAAAGGTGTAGCAGCTAGTGGTATATACGCTAATCTTGAATCTGGTACATTCCCAACAGGACTTGTAATTTATTTTGGTGGATAAGGAGTGGAATAAGTGCGTAGACAAAGTGCCCCTCAAGCTAATGATAGTGGAGAAGTTGTAAGGAATATTCCTTCCGGTACACAGGATGTGAATATTGTGGGTGGGGGTGGTAGTGGAGTACAATATGATGAAGATACTGCTTCTGTTGCTGCTGAAAAAATTACAATGGCAGGGGTTGTTCGTAAAGATACTGCTGTTTCTTTAGTTGATACTGATGGAGATAGAACAGAATTAGAAGTAGATTCTGCTGGTAGACTGCATGTAAGTGCAAGTGCTGGTGTTGATGTTACTGATCGTGCGCTTCGTGATAATGGGAAGGTTGATATAGCTGCCTTCGATGCTTCACTTCCAGCAGGAACAAATAATATTGGTGATGTAGATGTTTTGAGTTTACCGCTTCCAACAGACGCTAGTACAGAAACTACTTTAGCTCTTATTAAAGCTAAAACCGATAATCTTGACGTAGCATTATCTACTCGTACAAAACCAGCAGATACACAGAATGTTCAGATAGCTGCTGAGACAGCAAATAAGATTGAAGTCCAGGGAGATGTAGCGCATGACGCTGCTGCTGCTGGCAATCCAGTATTAATAGGAGTTAGAGCAAATGCTAATGAACCAACTGCTGTCGCTGATGCAGATGCAACACATCTTTGGGCTGATCTTTTTGGAAGATTGGTTGTTTTAACAGGACATCCTTCACCAGAGGCTCCTGTTACAGCTAATGGCGGTGCTGCTGGATTATCAGTAATTGCTGCTCCAGGTGCAAGTCTTAGTCTTTATATTTGTAAAGGAAGTGTTCATAATAGTGCAGCAACAGAAAGTGTTATTTCTTTGAGGGATGGTGCTGCTGGCACAATTCGCTGGACTATTAATGCTGCTGCTGATGGTGGTGGATCATTATTTGATTTTGGTTCAAGAGGATGGAAATTAACAGCTAATACTGCTTTAGTTGCAGATATAGGAGCAGCTACAGGATATATTAATATTACAGAATACTATATAGCACCATAGGAGATTCAGCATGGCATGGGTTAGAACACAAAATGTTTCAGGGAATAATAGTAATAATCCAAGCACCTCAATATCTAGGACTATCACAGCACCAGCAGCAGGTAGTTTGATTGTAACTGCGGTTGCAATCGACAAGAATTCTGGAACACTTACTACCCCCAGTGGTTTTACACTTCTTAATAATCATGTAGCAACTGATGTATCAGGAGGGTTAGCATATAAAGTTTCTGATGGGACTGAGACAACTGTGGTATGGAGTTGGGTAACATCTCATGAAGCATGTTCTTGGGTTGGTGTGTATACAGGACTTTCTTCAATACCAGAAGATGCGAAGGCAGAAGCCAACTCTGGTTCAAGTGCGGTTACTTCACAGACTAGCGGTACAACAGCAGCAATCGCTGGAACACCAGAACTAGGAGTAGCTGTAATGGCAGCAGATACCGCTAACAACGTATTCACAGGCAGAGCATGGAGTAATGGTTTTGCAGAGATAGCATTTCAACCTGGAGATAATGGTGTAATCGCAGGAATGAGTATAGCAGAAAAAAACATAATTTCTGCTGGTACTGTAGAAACCACATTTAGTACAACAGACAGTGGAGATCAACTATGGGCGAGTGTGGCGACATTTAAAGAGGAAGCTGTTGTTGGTGGATTAAAAACATTAGCACTCACAGGAGTTGGAAAATAATGTGGAAATTAATAAAATTATTTTTTTGGGTTTGGCGTTCTAAGCAGTTAAAAGAAGCATGTGAATATTCCATCACAAAGACAGCCAAGGATATATCATTCAGTTATGCTGATAATGATATGGTGAAGCAAGCAGAGTCCCACCAGTGGGCAAAGTTGTATATGAAGGAGTATGGTGGAGAAGCAAGTGATTCAGAGATAAATTTAATGATCGAGATATTATTTCAGTTAAAGAGGGGGAATAAGAATGGCAACTGTAACTTTGAAACGAAAAGCACTTCGATTAGGAAGAGCATCTGCTCAACCTAATGATTGGGATGATTTTGTAACAGCATTAAATAAACTTACTACATTGTGCAATGAGTTGAAGGCAGATTTTAATGCTCATGCTCACGGTGGAGCCGGTACAGATACCACAACCTCTGCTGCGGATGCAGATAGTTTTGCTCAAAAAGCATAATAATTTTAGCTTATCTACCATGTGTAGAAAAAGTAACGATATTGTTTGAACAATATCAGTTCACGAAAGATGAACAATGGAAATTACTGAACAAAGAATAAAAGAATTATCTGCTGAAAGTAAAGTTGGAGCATTGAGAGCTATTTATGCTAATGACTTCAAATTATTTAGGAAGAATTTAGTTTACACTCTTGATGAACATGATACAACTGGAAATGCTATTAAGAAATTTCCAGCATGGGCTTACTTGGATGAATTGGATAATGACCTCCTTCAATATCGGTGGCTGTTCGTTCTTAAATCAAGGCAGATGATGGCAACTTGGGAGTTGGTATCTTATTTACTTTGGACTATTCTCTTTCATAAAGGTAAGAAGGTAGCCTTTCAATCAAAGAAGGGTGATGATGCTGATGCTCTTGTACAAAGGGCGAAGGTGATATATGATCATCTTCCTAAGTGGAAGCCTCTAGCAGAGTTTAGTTATTCCAGAATCAAGGTTCCAGAGATGTATTCGGATGGGTATGGCATCCCACAAGGCCCTGACCAGCTTAGATCATACACTTTCTCGGTGATATTTTCTGATGAGTTTGGATTTCAAGAACAGCTTCAAGATACATTTAGTGCTTCTAAGCCAGCAGTTGATGGGGGAGGACAATTTATAGCTGTAACAACTTGGCCCAAAGGCAGAGCCAATTTTAAAAAGAATTGGATGCAGAATCCAGTGTTTCAACAACCAAAGGGAAAATTAGTAAAACTTCATTACAGTAGACGACCAGACAAAGATGATATTTGGAAAAGAGAAGCCAGGAAGGGATATACAGAAGAAGCATGGAATCGTGAGCAGGAAATGATTGAATTAGGAGAAGGTAGAAGAAGGATATTTGAACCATTCAGTGAACTTCGTCATATTAATTCTGGTTTGATATACCAGAAGGAGAAAGTAGTATTAAGAGGTTGGGATTTTGGATTTCATCGTCCTGCATGTTCTTGGAGCCAGATAGATGATCAAGATAGATGGAATGATTTGTACGAAATATTAGGACAAGATGAGATTTTAGAGAATTTTGCTCCAAAAATTATTGCAGAAAGTAATATAAGATATCCTGACGCTACGTTTATAGATTATTGTGATTATGCTGGAATGCAAAAATCAGATAAAAACAGAAGAACATCTATCGAAATATTGAGAGATTTTATTAAACAGCATCCTATTTGTCGTCCTAATCTTGATATTGAAGATGGACATGAAATAATCAGGAAGAAAATGGTTATGTGGATTGGGCCTAGACCTGGATATCAAATTCACCCATCGTGTGTGAATAGTATTGATGGATTTTTGTCAGGATATATTTATGCTAGAGATGGTAAAACTCCAACAGGCGATTTAAGAGATGAAGATGAGAAGGAAAATAATGAAAAAGATTATTACAAACATCTTCAAGATTGCCGAAGGTATAAAATCCAAAATATTTATACCAATAAGGGAGACAAAATGAATACTGAAACAAAACTTAATGCCAGACAATCTAATTCTTATAATTCTGCATTGTTAAGGATGAATGCGAGAAGGGGAATGTAATGCCAGAAGAAATTTTAGAAGAAGAATCTAGTCAAGAATTTCTGATCGACAATAAAAATTACGCAGAAGATACAGAGAAAGCTGCCGAGGCGTTATCTTTTCTTGACAAAGTTTCTACAGAATTGCAGATGCGTAGAGGGCTATTGAATGCGAAGTATTTAGAGTATTACAATATTTATCGCTGTACATTTGATGTCAGATATTATAATGGTGAAGCACAAGTTTACGTTCCTATTTTGAGAAAAGCGTGTGAGCAGTTTGTTTCAAGAATTAAAAGAGCATTGTTTCCCACCGATGATGTTTTTGATGTAGAACCAACCGACAATGATATGGATGATGAATCTGATGCTATTTATGATTACATGAAATGGCAGGTAGAAAAAAGAGTTAAGCTAAAGCAAAAAGTTGATAGATTTCTTAGACAGCTTGTCATGTACGGATGGGCAGTGATTGAATGCGGATGGGAAGAAGAAGTTAAGAAAATTATAGGATTAAGAAAGAGGCAAACGCCAGTAAGAATAAAACAAACTGATCCCATCACTGGAAATACTTATTATGAAGAAACTGGTGAGATGGAGACAGTTATTGAGGAAGCTGAAAAGAAAATTGTAAAGAAACGCAATCCAACATTTGATGTACAAGATAATTTCGCTACATATTTATGGCCACACACAGCTAATGATATAGATGAAGTGGTTGGGGTAATCACTTTAAGTAAACAGACTCGAAATCATCTAGTATCACAAATGAAAAAAGGGATATATGTTAATGTCAATATACCAGAAATATCTCTGGGAGATGTATCAGACCAGTGGAATTGGTCAAAGGAATATAGATTAGCCAAAGACGGATTGACCGATCAGGAAGATTCACAAAAAACCTTCTTTAGAGCAACACTTATTAAATATCAAGGTCTTTATAACTGGGGAACAGAAGATGATCCAGACGAGCAAGAAACGATAATCACGACTATCGGTGGGAAGATTTGTATTGAATTAAGGAAGTGTCAGTATTTTGATAATGAGAAGCCATTTCTACTTGGTCGCATTAATGAGTTAATGAATGAAATTTATTCTTCTGGTATGTATGAGCCTTTGGCTTCATTACAATATTATTTTAATGATACAGCTAATCAGACATTTGATAGTAATTATTATTCTCTTAACCCTATTGTCAAGTATGACCCAGGCAGAGTAGTAAATATAGCTTCTATCGCATTCGCACCTGGGGCTATGTGGGCATTAACCGACCCTTCTGCTGCTGATATCATCAGACCACCAGAAGTGGCTTCTATCGGATTTAGCATCATGGCACAAGTTAAGGGATTGATCGAAGAATATCCTGGTTTACAGAATATACCAATGACGGGAAGAAAGGCTGCGTTGCATATACAAGCACTTCAGCAAGAATATTCACTTCCAGTACAGCAGATCGTTGAGAATTTAGAAGATACTATAATGTCTCCTTGGTTAAAGAAGGCTTATAGCAGAGTACAACAATTCTTGAATAAAGCAGAGATTGTGAGGGTAACTGGTAGAAAGGGTGCTAAATATTGGAGAACAATCGACCCTGAGAATCTCGTAGGAGATTATAATTTTTATTGGAGAGGGGCTAATCAGACTACCAACATACATATTAAATCACAACAAATAGCACAATTCTTAAACACAATGGCTCCTTGGGTACAATTAATGATGCAGCAACAGAAATTACCTAATATTGAATGGCTATTGAAAGAATACTGGTCAGATGGGCTTGCTATGGATGGTGAAGATAAACTATTCATCAGTATGCAGGATGAAAGAGCATTACCTCCTGAGATTGAAAATATGATTATGGCATTGGGCAAGCCACTTCCAACTAGCATGGGGGATGACCACCAAGGACACATGCAAGCACACCAACCATTACTACAATCAGACATGCCTGAAATTGTGGAAATAGCCAGAATGCACATGGAGAAGCATCAGAAAGATTTTGAAAATATGCAGAAATTAATGCAGCAACAAGCTGCTGCTCCACCACCAGAACCACCAGCAGAGCCAGGACAGGAAGTGGAAGGCGAAAGAATGATGGAAGGAAATCAACCAATAGGAAATTTTAGGGGGTAGAGAAGAATGAAACATGGAACACCAGAACACAAAGAAGAAATGAAAAAGAGGATGAAAAAACCCTCACCCAAAATGCTCGGTAAAGGTATGGCAAGAAAAGCAGTAGAAGCATTGCATAAACGTAAAACTCGATTAGAACAAATGGAAGCACAATTGGAAGGGAAGTCATTTTAATGGAAATGGATTATAAAGCCATAGAGTTGTTAGAAAAGGCTATAAAATTACATCAAGTTCACATGGATTATCCAAAAACTGCTGATGTAGAATCTCAAAATAAGCTAATGATGTATATTAAAGATGCACACCAAGCATTAAAAGAAAACTTTATAGAGGAAAAGATGGAAGGAGTAAAATTTTAATGGCTGGAAAAGTAGAAAAAGTAATGGGAGAGTATAAAAGAGGCACGTTGCATAGAGGTAAGAAAGGCCCAGGGAAAGGTGCAAAAGTAAAGAGTAGGAAACAGGCTGTGGCGATTGCTCTCAGCGAAGCTAGGGAAGCAGGAGAGAAAGTTTCTCCATCACCAGCAGAAAAACGATTAAGAGGGAAGAAATTTTAATGGGTAAAACGTGGAAGGATTCTGAAAGTAAGAAACCTATTTATACAAGTAAAAAACAAATTAAGAGCAGGGGGTAAGTCAGTAGTAGACTACTCGGCTTGGAACCGAGAGGACATTGGTGCGAATCCAATCTCCCTGACCAAATTAAGGAGAATATTAATGGCAAAAAGAGCAATGCCCACTGTTCCTGGGACACCAAAATATCCAAGAGGGGAACCACTTTTATTACCTAGAGCAAGAAAAAGGAAAGCCAGGGTTGCTCCATACCCCAAAGAATTTGAAAAAGAAATAGAAGGAGAAAGAGAAGAAAGATTACAACGACTTGAAAAACGATTAAAAGGTAGAGCAATTTAAGGAGATGATAGATGGACTTTCAAAATCTTAGTGCAGATTATGAGAAATTAACAAAGTGTTTAAAGGATGCTGAGGAATTTGATAAACTATGTAAAGAGAATCCAGAACACATAAAACAAGTGTTTTTGGACGGAATGAAATCCGAGTTTTGGAGATTTTTTCAGGGCTGCATGGTTAGAACCAAATGGAGTATGGAACAAAATCTGAAGGGAAAAACAATAAATAACTTGGATGATTGTATTACACTAGCAAAGTTTAATACAATATATAAACAGACAGATGAATTAATAAATTTTCCTGAGAATTTCTTAAAGACACTTTTGAAAATACAGGAAAAAACAAATGCCAAAATCGCTGGCTAAGCGTAAAATAGGAGGATATAATGGCTGATCAAGAAGCGTCAGATCAGGTTGACGTTAAAGATACTGATGAACAGAAAGAAGATACAGAGGAAGTTAAAGAAGAAGAAGTCGTTGAGGAAGAAGAATCAGAGCATGAAGAAAAAGTGCCTTATTCTCGATTCAAGGAAGTTGTTGATGAAAAGAATACACTTAGAGGTTTGACTGATACTCTATCTCAATTAGTTACTCAAAATAGAGGATTGACACCAAAGGATAAGGAATTTGAGTGGCCCGAAGATGTCGATGCTAATACAAGAAAAGCTGTAGAACAATATTACAGACAATTATCTGGCAAGCAAAATGCAGCCAATGAGGAAATCTTAGGGGCTGTTATTGACAGACTTGATGAAGTAAAGGCTTCTGTTGCTAACCCTCAAATTAAAAAATATACCAGGGAGATAGATACTATTCGTAAAGAATATTCTAATTCAGGGGCATATTTAACTAGGGAACAGGCATTTGAAATTGCTGTTACTAGGGGGTTGATTAAGAAAACTTCCACTGGAAAACTCATTGTTAAAAAGTCTGATGTCAGAATAAGCAAAGAAAAGACCAATAACAATGTCAGTTCTTCTAAGGATAAAATAAAGAAGCCCATGCGAGACATGAATGACAAAGAACTAGATGAAAGCATGGTTGATGTAAAATTTTAAGGAGAGTGATTTTTAATGTTCAAGTGGTTATCCAATAAGCTATCTTCTTGGTTACAACCTAAGATGGCTGGTGGAGCAGATACCACATCCACTGTTCTCGGTAATTATACCGTACAGTCTGGATCAGACGCTATCCAGTACATTGCAGAAAAAACTCTTAGGATTGCTTATAAGATTCTAAGGTTCTATGAAATGGGTGATAAGGCAGTATTGCCTTCTCAATCATCCAAGACATTCCAATATACTCGATATGAGCGTTTACCATTACCTTTCAGTGTAATTAGTGAAGGTAATGAGGGTAGCTCTACTACAATGAGTATTTCAACTGTTACTGCAACTGCGGAACAGTGGGGAGCATACGTTACAATTACTGACGTTGCTGAATTAACAATTAAACACAAGCCTCTACAAAAGGCTCTACAACTATTAGGGTTTCAGAGTGGTGAAACAGTTGAGCGAGAATGTTTTAATGTCGTTGCGACTGGAACATCTATCTTCTATCCTGGTACTATTGCAAATAGATTTTCACTAACCTCTACCGATGTAGTTACTTCTGATACATGGCGTAGGATGGTGGCAAGTCTACGAGCTAATGGTGCTATGGGAATGGAACGTGCGCCAGGGGTTGCCGATCCAGAGTTAGGAGATCATTATGTATCTATTCTTGATTCCTACATGGAGTTTGATGTATCATCTGATCCTGATTTTATTGACTCAGTTAAATACGCTGCTGCAAAGAGGTTATGGAATGGAGAGATTGGAGAGTTCTTAGGTGTTCGTTTTCTACGATCCAATTCACTTCCAACTTTAACATCTGCTGCTGCACCTACCACAAATATTAATGAAGGTGGGGGAGATTTGGCACTACGTTATCACCGGATTCTAGTTGTAGGTTTCGATACTACATTCAATTATCCTAGCGTAATCTACCAAGTTTCAACTGAGGATGTTGGTGCTGCCGATACTGATGACTCTGTTACCGTAGTGTTACCATCTACTGCTACACTACGATATAAGATTTACTGGGCAACATCCGCATCAGATATTACCGCTTCTAGTGCTGCAAACGCAGCTATTACTAAGTATGTTCAAGGTTCAGATCAATATTTTGCTGCATCAGCAAGTATTGAGATTGGAGATACTGCCAATGCCAATGGTACTACAATCTTCGCAATCGCTACCTCCGGTACAACTGCTGGTAGCTTACTTGACGAAATGGCATCAGCTAGTTCCAAGACTCACCTTGGATTCTTATTCGGTAAGGAAGCATACACCGTTGTTGATCTACAAAACTTACAGTCTACACTAACCCCTCCTGGGGCAAGTGATAGTAATCCTCTAGCATTAAGACGTAAAGCTGGATGGAAGATTATGTTCAAATGCGTAATCAACAACAACAACTTCTTCAATCGAGTAGAAGCTGAATCTTCATTTGATTAAAATTAGCCTATGAACCATCTACGGTTCTAAGTAGTAGAATAGGCTAAAAGGGTGGAGTAGGTATAATTCGGTAAAATGGTTCTTGACAATACAATGTCTAAAAGGAACTAGCTAATATCCGATGACCGAGGATGATCCTGGGAGCAGGATGAGGGTTATTACTCAAAAAAGAGGATGAAATGTCCAACCAATTAGAATTAGATTTTACTGAAAAAGAAATTGTAGTAAAGAAGCGTGGTAGACCACCAGGCTCAAAAAATAAGAATAGCAGGAAAGAGAATGTAGATACTCATTTGGCTCATACCCAAAAGATAGAAGGTGCAAGTCCTTCTCCTGCTACCAATGATGATAGATTTGATAAACTAGAAAGATCAATTAATCTT